GTCGATTTCCAGCCAAGCCCTTACCGAATGAGCGCACAGCTTCTCGCTAAGGTGCGAGGATTGATCGCTCACGCACTTGATCCGCGTTCGATGGTGGGCTGATGCCTGTTGCCGTCACTACTCTTAGAACCACATTAGCCACCGCTCTAGTCGATAACGCTAAGTGGCAAACCTTTGCTTTCCCACCTGCCACAGTCCTTGCTAACTCTGTCATTGTGTCACCGGACGATCCTTATTTAACACCAAGCAACAATCAGCACATAACAATCAGCCCGATGGCTAACTACAAGATTGTTATGACTGTGCCATTGTTTGACAATGAGGGAAACCTTAACGGCATAGAAGATACTGTTTGTAGCGTGTTCGCAAAGCTCGCTGCATCGTCTTTGACCTATAATGTAAGCGCAATAAGCGCACCAAGTATTCTCAACGCTGCATCGGGAGACCTACTCAGCTGCGAGATGTCCGTATCAATCCTTACGAGTTGGAGCTAAAATGTCCGAGTGGGAAAAAGAAAACGAAGCCTTCCTGATCAAGATCGGGCAGGTAGCACCATCAGTATCAAAGCCAGCACCTACAAAGAAAGACGAGGAATAATCTCATGGCTGTATTTCTAAATAACAAAGTCGGTGTGAAGATTAACTCAGTTGATCTTTCAGACCATGTAACAGCAATTACTATTAACCGCACATTTGATGAGCTAGAAGTTACAGCTATGGGCGATTCTTCACATAAGTTCGTAAAGGGCTTAGAAGCATCATCTGTAACAATCGACTTCCTAAATGACACAGCGGCAGCAAATGTATTGGCAACACTACAGGCAGCATGGGGAACCACAGTCACATGTGTATTCCTACAGGAAAAGGGAACAGCAGTTTCTGCAACAAACCCTCTCTACACCGTTTCCCTGTTGATCAACAACACGACCGACATCAATGGCAGCGTCGCTGATATCAGTATGCAGAGTCTTACATTTACTGCTAACTCAACAGTTGCAGTAGCAACTACAGGCACATTCTAAAAAACTAACAAAGGGGCAAACTCATGGCAAAACTAAAAATAGTTCGTACAGATGGAAGTGTGCTAGAAGGCGAGATCACTCCAGCAGTGGAGTACGCGTTCGAGATGTATGCTAAAAAGGGTTTCCATAAGGCGTTTCGCGATGAAGAAAAGCAAAGCGATGTCTATTGGTTAGCATGGGAAGTAACACGCAGGTCAGGTGAAACTGTTAAGCCTTTCGGTATGGATTTCATCGAGACACTTAAAAGTGTTGAGGTGCTTGATTCAGACCCTTTAGCTTAAAGCGCGATCTTCCGTTCACCTACCTTATTGCTAGGCTAAGCATAAGGTTAGGGATCGCGCCACAGCAGTTACTAGATTTAGATCAGGTAATGCTCCAAGCATTGCTAGAAGGTCTCAAAGATGAAGCAAAGGAGATTAGCGATGCCAACAGAGGTAAAAGGCGCAATCGCACTTCGTAAAGCTCTTAGAGAGTTCACACCTGATCTTGCTAAAGAAACCCAGAAAGAAATCGCAGCAATCTTAAAGCCTATTACTGCTAAGGCTCGCGGGTTTATCCCATCATCAACACCTTTAAGTGGATGGGCTAAAAGTGGCAACGGCACATGGGGCAATCGAACTTGGTCATCTTCTGAAGCTAAGCGTGGGGTTGGATATAAGACATCACCATCAAAGCCTAATCGTTCAGGTTTTCGAGCACTTGCTCGCATAGTTAATGCTTCACCATCTGGATCTATTTATGAAACCGCTGGTCGATTGCATCCTCAGGGCAGACCGCAAGCACCATTGAAAGAAGTTGTAGCCCCTGGACATTCTAATTTTGGAAAGACAATCCGTTCAGGATCTAAGAACGAATCGATGAGCAACAATCCTAACGCTGGTCAGCAGTTCATCGATGCTATGAGTCGCACTTCACCTATTGTTAATGCTTATCAAAGACAAACAGGTCAAGCAGGTCGCGCTTCTCGTAAGATGAAAGGCCGCGCAATCTTTCGCGCATGGGCTGAGGATCAAGGCAAAGCTAATGCGGCAGTTATTCAAGCGATTGAAAAGTCTAAGATTAAATTTGAGCAGAGAGTGAAGGCAAAGTAATGGCAGCAGATGTAAAGATTGATATTGCTGCCGAGTTCACCGGTAAAAAAGGCTTTAAGCAAGCCGAAACTGCAACAGATAAACTTAACAAAAGTGTCAAGAAATTAGCAGGCGGCTTATTACTTGCATTCGGTACAAAACAAATTCTTGCGTTTGGTAAAGCATCTGTTAAAGCGTTTGTTGAAGATGATAAAGCAGCAACAGCACTTGGTCAGACACTTAAAAATCTAAACCTTGCTTATGGCTCTAACATTGGCACTGTCAATGGTTTTATCAATCGCCTTGAAATGCAAACAGGCGTATTGGATGATGAATTACGCCCTGCAATGGATCGCTTGCTGCGCGCTACAGGCGATGTTACTAAGTCTCAGGAATTGTTAGGACTTGCATTAGACATAGCAGCAGGCACGGGTAAAAGCGTTACCCAAGTCTCACAAAGTTTGCAAAAAGCATATTTAGGGCAGAACCAAGCACTTGGTCGTTTAGGCGTAGGATTGAGCAAAGCTGAACTTTCGAGCTCCTCATTTGAGGAAATCACGGAGCGTTTGTCAGTATTATTCGCTGGTCAAGCAGCAGCAGCAGCAGATACTTACGCAGGCTCACTTGCTAAATTAACCATTGCTGGAAATAATGCTAAAGAGACTATTGGTTCAGGTCTTGTTGATGCATTAAAGACTGCATCTAATTCAACATCGACAGATGAACTTATTACTAAAATCAACAATGCTTCTAACTCACTAGCCAATTTTGTACGCGAAGCTGGTTATTTTATTGCTATTACTAAACAAATCTTTGATTTCAAAAACCTTTCGTGGACTTTCAAAGACCCTAAAGCTTTTCAAGGCATGGGAAATGTGTCTATATCAGTATCTTCACAGGATACACAACGCGCAGATGCAGCTGCAAAAAAAGCAGCACAACAGCAAGTAAAAGCGACTCAGGCTCTTACCAAATCTACAAAGGATCAATTAAAACTAGCCAAGGCTAAGGCAATTTTTGACATTCAAAAGATCCAGATTGAAGCAGCCCTAAAGGGCAAGATCAGTGAAGAAGAAAGAATCCGCTTGATGCTTCTTAAGGCTATTGCAGAAGAAAACATTGAGGACATTGAGAAGTACACAGATCTGCTTAATAAGGTTCAAGGCAAGGTTACGGCTTTACAAGAGACTCTTGGTGAAGTTTATTCAATGGATGTTGGCAATCCTTTCATCGCGTGGGAAATCGGACTTGATGGAGTCCAACGGGCTTTAATTGAGATCAATGATCAATCGATTGAATTGACTAGCACCCTTGCACAAAACTCATTGGCTATGGGTCTGCTTGGTGGAGTACCTTTTGCCCAGGCTTTGTCAGGTGCGCGCTACGCTGCACAGGGAGCAGCTTCTATGGGCATCACAGGCACAATAGGGTCACTGCCGCCCGCAGGTGGTGCAGGTGGTGCAGGTGGTGCAGGTGGCGATACTAATGTAACAGTAATCGTCCAAGGTACTCTTACAACGGAAGCAGAATTGAAGCAGTCCATTGTTGATGCAGTCAATAACTCAGGACTTACAGGCAATCAATTAATTACTGGCACTCCAGAAAGACAAGTGGCTCTGTAATGGCATTACCTGCAACCATCGGAGTCACCATTAACTTTAGCGATGGCCCAACTTATGGCTACCCATTTACTATTGGTGATCCTGTTAAAGGCATTCTTGGTGTTTCCGAGTTGGCTAACAGTAATGCAGCTTCTTTAATCATTGATTATTCCGCACAGACTACTCAGACATCGATTAGGCGCGGTCGTGACCTAATGACTGACACCTATAACGCAGGTACGGCATCGGTCAAGATTCTAGATCCTAATGGTGATTTTAACCCGCAGAACACTAGCTCTCCCATTTATGGATACTTGAAACCTTTACGCAAGATTCAGATTACTGCTACTTACGCAGGCAATACCCACTACCTATTTTCTGGCTACACATCGGAGTACCGATACACCTATCCGACAGGGCAGGAAATCGGGTATGTAACTATTGTCTCTTACGATGCTTTTAAGATCTTTAACCTTGCTGCTATTTCAATTGTTACAGATGCCAACACAAATCAAGACACAGGCACTCGCATCAATCGAATCCTCTCAGAGCTTTCATGGCCTAACTCAATGAGAGACATCGACACAGGCGACACCATTTGTTCGGCCGATTCGGGTCAATCTCGCGTAGCTCTAGCGGCTTTAAGAGCTACAGAGTTTAGTGAATTGGGCGCGTTCTACATGAGCCCAGATGGTAATGCAGTCTTTAAGAGCAGATCTAGTACTGTCGAAAGCATTGATGATACCCCTACAGTCTTTAATCAAACTGGTGGTATTTCCTACGCTAACATCAAATTTGCTTTCGATGACAAGCTCATCATCAATCAGGCTAACATCCAACGCTACGGCAGCACTAATGTGCAGAGTCATACAGATACAGATAGCGTGGACACTTACTTCCTACACAGCACTAGCGCACAAAATCTGCCCATCGCAACGGATGAGGAAGCCATGAATCTGGCTACCACCTATGTGAACAGTCGTAAGGACTCTACGATTCGTATTGATTCTATGACCCTTGACTTGACTACTCCAGATTATGCCGCTGGAGTCTTAGCGGCTCTGAGCCTTGACTACTTTAGCAATGTAACTATCTCTAATATTCAGCCTAATGGCGATACCATCACAAAGACCTTACAGGTTCAAGGGGTGGCTCATGACATTCAGCCGAATAAGTGGTTTACGACATTTACCACGATGGAGCCAATAACCGATGGTTTCATCATTGGTAGTACAGAATACGGTATCCTAGGCGTATCTCGTCTAGCATGGTAAAGGAGCAATAATGGCAACAGGATTTCCAGCAGCAACAGGCGATGTCCTATCAGCGGCTATGTTTAATGGCTTGGTGGCCTTTACTCTAAATGCCCAAACAGGTACGACATACACAGCAGCATCAACAGATCAGTATCAGGTTCTAGTAACTATGAGCAATGCATCTGCTAATGCTTTTAAAATCCCTACAAATGCAACTACAGCATTTCCAGTAGGCACAGTAATTACAGTGATGAACATTGGTGCTGGTACTTGCACAATTTCAGCAGTCACATCTGGAACAACTACAGTACTCAGCGCAGGTGGTACAGCCGCAGCTCCAACTATTGGACAATACAAAACAGCAGCTTGCATTAAAACTGCAACAGATACTTGGTATGTTGTCGGAGCAATCGCGTAATGTTAAATGTCATTGCTGGAGCATTAGCAAAGCCTGCGCCTACGGCTAAAGCCACAGGTGGAACAATCTATATAGTGGGTGATTTTGTCTATCATGTTTTTACTTCAACAGGTACTTTCACTCCAAGCGTTGCGCTGACAACAGATATTCTTAATATTGCTGGCGGCGGCGGAGCGGGTTCACAGTTATCTGGCAATGGCAACGCAGCAGGTGGTGGAGCAGGCGGAGCGGGTGGATTACTTTTGTCTGCATCTCAATCCATGAGTAGTGGCGTAGCTTACACAATGACTATTGGAGCAGGCGGTGCAGGATCTACTAGCACAAGTGGTACAAGAGGAACGACAGGCTCTAACTCAACTGTTACTGGTTCTGGATTTACAACCTTGACATCAAATGGTGGTGGCGGTGGTGGTGGATCGAATTCAACACTTGCCAATTTATCTGGTCTCAGCGGTGGTTCAGGCGGTGGCGGCACTAACTATGGAACTACAAATGGTTCAGGTGGTGCAGGTACACAAGGTTTTGCAGGTGGAGCAGGTAATACAGATGATGCCACTTATCGTCTATCAGGCGGTGGCGGTGGCTCTGCACAAATAGGTACAACTCCGACTTCTGGATCTGCTAAGGGCAATGGCGGTAATGGTCTTTCTACTTATTCATCATGGGGTAATGCAACCGGTACTGGACAACTTTCAGGCGGAGTTTATTACTATGCAGGTGGTGGCGGTGGAAACGGATCCGCTCCAGGTGGTCTTGGCGGCGGCGGTACAGCTGCTAATGGAACAGCAAACACAGGCGGCGGCGGAGCTGGTAACAACGGAAGCGGCTTTAATGGTGGTTCAGGAATTATCATTGTGAGGTATGCATAATGGCTCATTACGCATTGCTAGATAGCAATAATGTTGTAACTAATGTAATCGTGGGCTTAGATGAAGATGTTCTCATCGATGGATTAGACATGGAAACTTACTACGGCAATCTCTACAATCAAAAGTGCGTAAGGACTTCATACAATGGAAACATTCGTAAGAGATACGCAGGTGTAGGAATGTCTTATGACCCGCAGCGCGATGTTTTTCTTTTTGAGAAGCCAGTCGATGCCCTTGGTTTAGATGAAGCTAGTCTTGAATGGATTATGCCAGAGGTAATCGAAGATGAAGCCACGATTAAGTAAAGCTGCAAGCCAATTACGAGAGCAGATCGATGATTCGTTCCCAGATCGTGACCGCGCATCGGATGGCTGGATCGGTGATACCAGACACGCTGCTCGCAAGTCTGATCATAATCCAGATGCACAGGGCTGGGTACGCGCCATTGATGTGGACAAAAACCTTTTTAAGAACGGAAAGCCAGACATCATGGGCGATCTTGCAGATCAGCTTCGTACCTTATCCAAGTCAAAAACAGACAAGCGTATTAGTTACATCATTTACGATGGACGAATCTGCTCCAGAATCCTCAACTGGAAGTGGCGCAAGTACACAGGGGCGAACAAACACTCTAAGCACATGCATGTTAGCTTTAAGAAAGAAGCTGACAATGATGGTGCTTTTTTTCAAGTATCTATGTTAGGTGGAGAATAATGAAGAACATGAAGAACCCTGCAATCCTTGCTGCTGGAGCATTCTTAGCTGCATGGGCATCTAGCAACTTTGACCTTGACTATCGCGCAATCCTCTGGGCTGTGCTATCAGGTGTATTTGGATATGCGAGCCCTAAAAAGTGACACAGTCGGATTTCTTTCAACTTTACATTGCCACGATTGTCGCATTAGGTGGTCTATCAGGTTTTGTTATTACTCATTTATTGACAGAGATTAAGCGACTTCATGCGCGTGTCGATGAGATCTATAACATACTTCTAGAGCGATAATTTTCTCATGGCAAGAAAAAAAGTAATTGATCTTGGTACTTACAGCGCACTCGATGCCTGGGCTATTTCCTTGCAGGAGATGTATCGAGCATTACGCAGGGCAGGCTTTGATGTCGATTTAGCATTGGCAATCATCGTTGAGCCCATGTCGTATCCGCGTTGGATCTTGCCTGATCCAGTCGAGCCAGACAGGTTAGGCGATTACGAAGATGAGGATGATGACTACTAAGAAGCGATACTTAGTGATCTCGGATCTACAGATCCCCTATCACCATGAGCAAGCTGTTAGAAATCTAATCAAGTTAGTAAAGCGTGAGAAGTTTGATCTAGTCTTAAATACCGGTGATGAGCTGGATATGCAATCTCAAAGTCGTTGGGCACAGGGCACTAAATTAGAATGGGAAGGAACGCTCGATGCTGACAGAAGCCTTGCTCAGGATATTCTCTATGAACTCGGCACAACAGATGTCACTCGCAGCAATCACACAGACAGGCTCTACCATACGCTA